GACCCGCAACGGCCAGCCGGTCATGATGGGCGATAACGGACATCAGCGCCAAGCTACCGTGGCCGACGTGGCAAAGACGGACATGGAAGAGGCCAAGAAGCGCGCCAAGTCCATGCGTGACGAGATTGATGACCAGCTCGATGTATCGGTTGGCGGATGCGGTTATGAGGGTGTTGTGCGCGAGGTGATGTTCGACCAGGAATTGCTTGGGGTCGGGATCATCAAAGGGCCGGCAATCACCACCAGGACAAAAAAGGTGTGGATGCCGATTTCCGACGGGAAACGCACCGTACATGTGCTGCAACGGCTATCAGACTCAAAGCCGACAAGCGCACGTATCAACCCATGGGACATCTACCCTCACCCGGAGTGCGGAGAACACCCCAAGAAATTCCCCATATGGGAGCGCATACCTGGCGTGACGGCTGCGGACATTCGCGGATATGCGCAGGTTGATGGCTATCTGAAAAGCCAGATTCGCAAGGTGTTGACAGAGGGGCCGAAGTCGCCAGAAAGTCCGGCAGAAAAACCAGGAGCCGCGCCAGTTGTCACCGAAGAAACGGTGTATGAAGCGTGGGAATATCACGGAGAGCTGACCAAGGAAGAGCTTGAAGCTGCTGGCTGCAAGTGCGGCACGAGTGACGACGACCTGTTTACATCCTACAGCGCAGTAGTGGTGATGATAAACGACACGGTAATTAAGGCAGAAATCGAATCCCTCGACACGGAGGAAATGCCCTACGACTTTTTTGTGACAAACAAGCTTTCCGGTTCGTGGTGCGGGGTTGGAACGGCGTGGCTGGCGCTATCTATGCAACGGGTTATTACCTCAGGCTGGCGCACCATGCTAGATAACATGGGCCTATTCAGCGGGCCGCAGGTAGTGATGAAATACGGCGCGCTTCAAGCAGCCGATGGTGTTGATGAGATTCGCGGGACGAAACTCTGGTATGACATGGGCGACGGTGACGATGTTCAAAAGGCATTCCAGGTCTACGAGATTTCCGCGCATCAGGGCGAGTTTCAGAACGTCATCAAAATGGGCATGGATTTTCTGGACGCCGAGACGGCCATCCCGCAGATTATGCAGGGAGAGCAGGGCAGCGCAACCGACGTACTGGGCGGCATGAACATCCTGATTACCCAGGCAACCATCATGCAGCGCCGAAAGCTTAAGTGCTTTGACGATCAGGTGACGATCCAGCACATCGGGCGCTATGTGGACTGGAACATGCAGTACAACGAGAAGTCTGAGATAAAGGGCGATTTCGAGGTTCAGGCGCGCGCATCGTCTGCGCTGATGGATACCGAGATTCAAAATCGCATGGTCGGCGGTCTGATTAATGTTGCGAACAACCCTGAATACGCGCACGGAATAAAGAAATGGGACTTACTGCGCCGGATGATTCGCGCCGGCAGGTTTGATCCAGACGAGTTTGTGAAAACAGACGAAGAGATTGCCGCCATTGAGGAAGAGCGCAAGAAGCAGCTCCAACCAGAAGATCCCCGCATTACTGCCGCGAAGATTATGGCACAAAGTCGTGGGCAGATAGAGCAAATGCAGGCGCAGGAGGCCGCCGAACAAGCGGTTCATAAAGGCGAGATGACGCAAGCCCAGCATCAGTTTGAAGCCGAGAAGACCCTTGCCCAGCATCAATTCGATGCCGAAGAGGCAGATAAAGACCGCCAGAACGCCATCATACTGGCGATGATCGACCAGCAGCTTGCTGGCGCAGAGCTTTCGAGCACAGAACGGCGGTCGTTGGAAGCCATCAAGGCGAGATTGGCTGAAACCAGCATGAAACTGAATGTCACGAAAGAATTATCTGCAACCAACCATTTGGTAAATGCGCGCAATCAGGCAACGGCTCCAACTATCGAACCTGCCGGGAAAGCGCCTATAGGGGAGAGCTTTAGTAAATGAGTATGGCAGAGGCACTGAAAAGCTTGCGCGGAAAGGTCCCGTGGCTGCAAAACGATGGCGGCGATGAGTTTTCCCCTCCTAAGATCAAGTCGCCATCCGAAGACGCTGAAGATCTTCTATCAATGGCAAAACAGCCTGGTGCCGTCGATAGATCGTCGCTGACGTGGGCTGCCGTGTCGAGGTGGTGCGCGAGCGAGTTGATATCCGTGCATCTCGGTCTAGAAGCGGCGGTAGGCGATAAGGCGGCATTCTTGCGAGCGCGTGCCAAGACCTTGCGCGACATGCTGGAAATGGACAAGCCGTGCAGAGAGATTAGAAAACGGGACTACGACGGGCCGGTTATCCCGTAAATAACAAGTTTTAACTGGCACCTTCGGGTGCTTTTTTTATGCTGACGAGAGCCGGCATTTAGCAAGGAGCAACGAGAAATGGCAGAAACCGCCGAACAAGTAGCAGCAACGCCGGAAGATGAATTGTGGGCACAGGTGGAGCAAGACCGCGCGACGAGAGCCGCATCGGGCAGCGACAACGAACCTCAAGAGGCGAATGCGGATGATCCGCTGGCGTCATTGCCAGAGCCTACCCGCAAGTTGATTCAAGGGCTTGACGAGCAGGTCAGGAAATCAAACGAGCAACTTGCAATCCTGGACAGGAAATTCGGCACAGCAAACGGAGTTATCGGGAACCTAAAGCAACGGCTTGACGAGAGCCATGCCAAGTTGAAAGAGGTAGAACCGATTATTTCGGCAGCAGAAACCGCAAGACGAGCGGCAGCAGAATCGGCAGCCAGAGAACGGGAGCAGCGTCGTATTGAGGTGCGCGAGGCGGTATCCGATATCTCGCCAGAGTTTGCCGAGTTTGTCGAGATGGCGGTTGACGATGTGCGGGTTAAACCTGCGCAAGAAGCTCAGGCTCCAGCGGTAAACCCCGATAAGGAAGAGCTTGAAGAGGCAAAGCTGCTGCTTGCGATGTCGCAAAAAGTCCCTGGCTGGTGGAGTACGAGGGAATTGCCTGAATTCAAGAAGTGGGTTTCTGAGCAGCCGGCAGAGTTTCGGGAAATGGCAGAGAATACGCGCGATGTTGGAGATCTGGCTTCAGTGTTCGCCGGGTTCGACGATCATAAAAAGGCTGCGGCGCAAATTTCTCAAGTTGAAAACGAACGCAAAGAACGCCTAGCAAGAGGAAGCAGCATCCAGGGGCGAGGAAGCTCGGTCGGAAATATTGATCTATCCGTGGACGCTGCGTGGGAAAAAGTCAAAAAGGATCGCGCAAAGCGAGCCTATACATAATCTACAAGGAGATTCATCATGCAATATTATAATGATGCAAACGCATCAACCCTCAACCAGTACAACGTCGTTCAGGAATTGATCGAACACGCGGAGCCGATTCTGGCCGTGTCGAAGTTCGGCAAAACCCGCCCGCAGCCACAAAACAAAACGGATACCATCCTGTTTAGCCGTGTGCTGCCAATTGGTTACGACTCTACCACTGGCGGAATAAATGTCACTCCTACCAGCTACCAACTGTCGGAAGGCGTCAACCCGGCCCCTATCACCATTTCATACCAGGATGTGACCGGCACCATGGCGAAGTACGGCGTCTACTACAAGACGACCGAAAAAACGGAACTGATGAACGAGCGCAACATCCCTGAAGACATGCGCGCAACCGCGGCAGAGGGTGTCGGTTCCATCAAGGAAATGATCGTCTGGAACCAGATCAAGGGCGGCACCGGTGTTGGCTACACCAACGGCTCGACCCGCGCCGGCATCAATAGCCCTATCAGCCTGAATGCGCTGGAAAGCGCTAAAGCTGCTCTGAATGCTGCTCACGCATCCAATGTGGTGAATGCATCCAAGGCCGGGGTTGAGTATGGTAGCCAAGCCGTTGGCCGTGCGTTCCTTTGCTATGACCACACCGATTGCGAGCACGATTACCGCGCCCTTCCGGGGTTCAAGGACGTGATTGACTACGGCTCTGCTACCCCGTATCACCCTATGGAAATCGGTTCTGTTCCAGGGTTCCGCATCATTCTTACCCCGATGCTGAAGCCGTGGCTTGGTGCCGGATCTGCAACTCTCAATGGGATGCGCTACACCACCGCGAATGCGGACGTTTACGCCGCTGTTATCGTTGCTGATGGCGCTTATGGGCATGTCCCTCTGAAAGGGCGTGACGCAATGACTCCGTTCGTGATCCCAGCCAGCGAGCGTAACCATATGAACTTCGCGGCCCAGTTCGGGTATGTCGGCGTGGATTTCTACACCCTTTGCATGCGGCTTAATGAATTCTGGTTAAGAAGGATAGAGCACGCAGCTACATCATTGTAACGAAAACACACACTTAGCGCTTATTGTCTGCCCTGCGCGTGGAGCCATTTGTGGTACAATTCTCATTCAGTAATTATTTATGGGGGTTGTATGGAAAAGATTTGTGCTGTTTGCGGTTCCGTGTTTAGCGTCCCACCTTGCAGGGAAAAGACTGCAAAAACGTGTTCGATGGCTTGCAAGGGTAAGCTTTGGACAAAGGAGCGAACGGGAGCGCTTCCGCAAATGAAATGCCATGTTTGCGGAAAGCCGTTCTCGTTCTATCCGGCGCACAGTGAGCGCAGGAAAACTTGCTCTCGTGAGTGCGCATGGAAGCTAGGGGGTTTCTCGTCCGGTAAATCTGGCGCTGATAACAGCAACTGGAAAGGTGGGGAGTCGAAGCATAGCCGTGGCTATCTGTACAGAAGGGTGGCCGGTAAGTACGTGTTTGAGCATCGGTTGGTGATGGAAGAATGGATGCGGGAAGAAGCCCCAAACCACAAGTTTTTGATTGATGTGGGTGGGGAAAAATGCCTGCGGAAAGAAATTCACGTCCACCATGTAGACGAAGACAAGGAAAACAATGGGCGCAAAAACCTATTGGCTTGTACGTGCAGATCACACCAGCTTATGCACCACGGGAAGCCGCCGATACATGGCGATGTTTGGCCGGAACCAAACAGCAAGTAGCAACAAGCAACTCAATCCAATGCCGGGGAAATCCCCGGTTTTTTTATTCAAGGAGCTACAAATATGGAAAATCTCGACATGCGCGGCATGACATTCACCCAGGCCAGCGCGGTTCTTACCGGCTTGTCTGGAACCGCAAAGACTATCTCTTACACCAGCAACCCGGCTTTCATCCTGGATGGCAAGTTCTATACCGGCGACACCTGCTCTGGTGGAGCTCTGCTGACCGCCGATGATACGACCGGCGATGCCTATGTTTCCCTGGCAAACGGCGAATGCAGCATGTTCGTCTTTACCTGGAATTCTGACGGCACCTGGCATGTATCCCAGGGTAAGGTTGTGAAGTATGCCGACGTGGTTAACGGTGCCGCAGCGCTGGACTTCCCTGCCATTCCGTACGACGCCTGTCCCTTCGCATATGTTCCGATCCGCCACGCAAACGCAACTGCGTTCCTATTCGGTACTGGCAATTGGGATCAAACCGGCGTCACCGTCGGCACGGTGGTTAACTGCGCCACTCTGCCTCAGCAACCCGTTACCGCGTTCGCGTAACCAAACAGCCGGGGATTCGTCCCCGGCAATTCAAGGAGAAAAAACAAATGAGAATGAAGAATCAAGCGTCTCATGATGTTGATTTGCCATCTTCCGTTCCGTTCGATATTAATTCTACGGTACAAGGCGGCCCGGACATTCTGGTGGCGCCCGCAGATGCGATGGTTAAAAGCGTTCTTGAAGATGAAAAATTCATGAACGAACCGATGGAAATCCGTTGTCTGGAAACCAGCGACCCCAATGCTCCAAAGGCTGTTGAAATCGCGGTTCAGACGGGCGGAATCACTGGCCCAATGACCAAGGACAACTACGGCAACATGATCCCAGGAGTACCAAGTCGTGGCGGCAAACTGGTTCAGTATATTTTCGAGCGTGGCAAGAAATACACCATCCCGCGTTTTGTGTTTGAAGCTCTCGCTCATTCGAAGGTGACGACTCTCAAGCAAACACCCCACCCTAGAGATCCGATGACGATCTTACAAACCCAGCATCACACGTTTTTTTACCAGTTTGAATGTCTACGGGACTCGAATCAAAGCACGAAGGCCACGGCGTGGCGGGAAAAAGTGCTTGCCGATCCGGCCTAATCATTTTGCAGCAAACGGGTCGTTAATCTTTTCTGCCCGAATTTTCAAAAGGAAAATAAAATGTCATCCTCTATCCGTCGTTTTATCAACAGCATTCCCAGCAACCGCACATCCCTGGAGATTCAAAAAGCCCTTGATTTGATGCTGCCTACCGGCAAGGACACCGAGGTTGTTGCCGGAACCACGCAAACACAGGCCGGCGCTACCGTATTGCGTGATGACTGCTCGTTTCACAACGTCATTACTGTTGGCACGGCAAGCGATGGCGTGGCGTTGCCGCTTCCCAAGATCGGCATGTTCCACTTCGTCAAGAATTCTGCTGTAACAAACGCCATGAAAGTATACGCAGCCACTCCAGGAACGATTGATTCCGTTGCCACGGCGACCGGCGTGACGCAACTTGCCGGTGATGGCGTGCTGTACTTCTGTCAAGTTGACGGAGATTACCTGCGTGTCGGCGGGGTGGCGGCAACCGAAGCGTTCACCACGCTATCCGCTACAACCATCAGCATGAACGATGGCGGTTATGTGGATTTCTCCAATGCGGTTGTCGCGGCGGCAGGTTCAGGCCAATCGACGTTTACCCAAATCTCCGACCAGATCAACGCCGTAACTACCGATAGTGCAGCCAAGGGCGTTGCGCTTCCTGCAGCATCCGCTGGGCGCGCGGTGTACGTGGTCAACGCCAGCCAAACACTGGTGCTTCAGGTATCTCCGATCAACGCCGGAAACGACCAGATCAACTCGTTGACCGCAGGAACAGGCGTTTTCACGATGGGTCCGGCGCGCGCGGCGTGGTTTATCCCGACATCCGCAACGCAATGGTACGTCACCGGTGACGCGGCTATCGTCGGCACTCCTACCGAGCAAGACCTTGACGGCCTTACCGCATCCGCCGCCGAACTGAATTACAACGACATTTTCACCTTGGGCACGCTCGCGGCGAGCAAGACATGGACTTCTGACGCGAACCTTGACACGGTAATGCCAACAGGCGGGTTGCTTACGGTTCAGTCAGGCGGCGCCGTAACGTGTAGCGCGGGAAGCACGCTCACCATCGGCGGTGCCGTAGTTCAGGCTCCAGTTTTTATAGCTGATGCCACCCCCTACGCCGTCTTGGCGGCAGATAGCGGCAAGCTCCACATCATCCTCGAACAGACGAATAGCATTACACTCAACCTTCCGGTCATCGCCGCAGGGTTGAGCTACAAGTTCTTCATGGGCGGAGTCGCAACTGAGGCGCAGAACTGGGTTATCGTCGCAACTACGCCATCCTTCTACAACGGTGGGATTTCGTGGATCGACACAAACGCTGTGGCCTCACCAGTCGGCGTTTATGGGAACGGCACATCGCATTTGACGATGACTGTCTCCACGCCTATTGCCGGTACTGTAGTTGAAATCTACAGCAACGGCACGGAATGGTTCGTTAACGGTACTGTTATTTCCGACAGCACCCCGGCATTCTCATAAGGCGCTTAACCGCAGCCGCTACCACGTGGCGGCTGCCATGAATCGCTTTAACGCAAAATCACGTTTATGGCTCGCTTCGGCGGGCCTTTTTTATTGGAGTTGACCTGTGACATTTCTCGAAATAGCGGTCAGAACACGGCAAGAGGTCGGAGGGTCCGGTACCGGGCCTTCTACAGTTACGAACCAGACCGGTGAGCTTGGCCGTATCGTGAGCTGGGCGGCCACTGCCGACGAGGACGTTCAGCGCGTGTGCAATAACTGGCTGTTCATGAACGGATCATTCACGGTCAACACCGTTGCATCAGACGGTTCATACACAGCTACTGATTGCTCGATTACGGACTTGCGCGAATGGCTGATTGGAACATTCAAGATTTACCTTTCTTCTTCCGGTGTTTCTGGCGAAACAGAGTTGTTCTACATAGATTATGAGACGTGGTATCAACTCTACAATACCGGTGCTCAGACTGACGGCGTTCCAATCCATTTCACCATTGCGCCAGACCAGTCGATCAAACTCGGCCCGAAGCCGAACGACATATACGTGCTTTCCGGGGAATATCAGAAGTCCGTCACCACCATGACCGACAACGACGATACCCCGGTCTACCCGCCAGAGTTCCACATGGCCGCAGTGTACCGGGCAATGATGAAATACGGACGCTATACAGCAGCGTCAGAAATATATCAGGATGGCGAAAAAGAATACAAGCGGATGATTCGAGAAATGGCGCGAAGCCAGCTACCTAAAATCAAGCTGGGCGGCCCGCTCGCATGATTAAAATGCCGACCGTCTCGTCCAAGTTCTTCCCGCTCAACGGGGGATTGGATCAGGTTACCGCCCCAATGGAAACCGGGCCGGGCACGATGCGCGCCGCCAGTAATATTGAAATCGGCATCAACGGCGGATATTCACCACTCGCGGGGTATGAGCGGTATAGCGGTAAGCCAAGGCCATCCTCTGCGACATATTCGTCATTGCCTTGCACGATTACCGGGTCCGTCTCTTTATACGATGTGCTGACCGACAACACAGCAGCGGCTTACGGAACGGTAATTGCGCTTGTCTCTGGAACGGCGTACCTGACCAAAGTAACCGGCACTTTCGCGGTTGGGAATATCAAGGTTGGCGCTACTGTAGTTGGCACATGCTCTGCCGCGCAATCCTCTGGCGGCGCGCCAACGCTGAAACTTGGCGCCACATATAACAACCTTGCCGCAGATCAATACCGGTCGGATATAGCAGTTGTACCTGGGTCTGGAAACATCCTTGGCGTGTGGATGTATAACGGCCATGTTTATGCGTTCAGGAACAATGCTGGCGGTACTGCGGCGGTAATGCACGTTGAGTCTGCTACCGGGTGGACGGAAGTCTCGTTAGGTCGAGAAATTTCATTTACGTCTGGCGGAACGGTCGAGGTTGTCGCAGGAAACACCATAACAGGCGCTACATCAGCCGCCACGGCAGTTATCGTCAAAGTGATCCTGACTAGCGGGACATGGGCGGCAGGGACGGCGGCGGGAAGGTTGTTTTTCGCATCACAGACCGGAACCTTCCAAGCGGAGAATTTGAATGTAGGCGCATCTCTGAATGTCGCCACGATAGCCGGGAACAGCACGGCAATTACTCTGCTTCCTAGTGGAAGATACGAATTCTACAACTGGAATTTTGGCGGCGGGGTCGGCACTAAAAAGATGTACGGTGCTGACGGTGTTAATCAGGGATTCGAGTTCGACGGCACGACGTTTGTAAAAATATCCACCGGCATGACAACCGATACTCCGCTCCATGTTATTGCCCATAAAAATCATCTGTTCTTCTCGTTCTCTGGATCCGCTCAGCATTCCGGGATAGGGAATCCATACTCGTTTACGATCCTTTCCGGGGCCGGGGAATTGGCTTGCGGCGATGTGATTTCCGGGTTTGTCGAGATGATCGGTACTCAAGCAGGGGCGGCGATGGGGATATCCACCAGAAACCGCAAATTGATCCTGTACGGAAATGACTCTACCGATTGGAACCTGGTTCCATACAGCGAGGAAACCGGCGCTATTCCGTACACGCTGCAATACTTGAATCAAGAGTTCTCGCTGGATACCCAAGGGATACTTTCTCTGTCTGCAACTCAGGCATACGGGAATTTCCAGAGTGCGGTTATGTCGGCATTGATCAGTCCTACTCTGCTCGACCTGACCGATAGTGCAATATCAAGCTGCATTGTGCGGAAGAAGAACCAATACCGGGTGTTTTTCAGCGGTGGCGACGGGGTTTTCGTGACCCTATCGCAAGGGAAGCTGATGGGCATGACGCCTATCTCCTACCCTAACCCGGTGTTGTGCTGCTGCTCTGCCGAAGCTTCCAATGGTCTGGAAGAGATTTACTTCGGTTCAAGCGATGGTTATGTCTACCAAGCCGAGAAAGGAACGTCTTTCGACGGTGCCAATATTAGCTGGAATTTCGACTTGTCGTTCAGCCACTTTGGCGGACCTAGGTTACTCAAGACTTTCACCAAGGGCGTCGTAGAAATCACAGGCGGGAATTACGCCGAGATGACCGCAGGGTACACCATCGGGTACGGGTCAACAGAATACGACTCTCCGCCAAACTCCACTATTACCGCATCCCTTTCCGCGACTGCTTGGGATTCGTTCACATGGGACAGTTTCTTTTGGGACGGGCAAACACTCTCCCCTTCTGAAATCGACTTGGCCGGCACGGCAGAAAACATTTCCATCCGATTCAGTGGAAGCTCTGATGAGTACGAACAGTTCACACTGAATGGCATGATTATTCATTACATAACTCGGCGTTCAATGCGCTAGAGAGGTTTGCTATGGCTGGCAGCGAGTATTACGATCACACGACTTACCCATCGACCGGAGCGCCGGGATCTTCCTCTGCGTTACGTGCAGAGCTGGAACTGATTGAGGCCGGATTCGGCAAGGGGCCAGCATTGTCTGGTAATGGAGGCAAGGCCGTACTTGTCAACGCTGGCGGAACTGCTCTCGAAGCAGTGGCAGTGACGGGAACCGGGTCGGTTGTTCTAAACACCTCACCAACATTGGTCACTCCAGCCCTTGGAACACCTGCGAGCGGTGTAATGACCAATGTAACCGGGACCGCCGCAGGGTTGACTGCTGGCAACGTCACCACGAACGCAAACCTCACCGGGCATATCACTTCTACGGGTAACGCGGCAGTTCTCGGATCGTTCTCATCATCTCAACTGGCAACTGCTTTGACCGATGAAACCGGCTCAGGTGCTGCTGTATTCGCAACTTCCCCTACGCTTGTCACTCCATTGCTTGGAACGCCAACAAGTGGCGTTTTGACGAACTGCACAGGCACGGCGGCAGGACTTACCGCTGGTGGCAATGCGCTTCTTGCCGGATCGTCCACGCAAAATTTCGCGGTTAACGCCTTATCCGCAAAATCGGTGGATATTTCTAACACAGCAGCAATACAGTCATGGGAAAGCACGAACACCTCTCAATTGTGGTTAACAGGTGATGTTACAGCCACAGCAGGGAACTGGTCGCTCGTAGACATTACAGGATCAAAGACCCCCATCGAGGTTACGAAAGGAACGGGGGCGGTAAGCATCCCCGGCCTGCACGTAGACGGGTGGACCAAAGTAGCAGATGCGTGGACATGTACCACAGCGGGTGTTGCTGGTTCGCTGAACGCTAACGGTACTGTCAACGTAACGCCTGTAGAGGCAGTGTTTACGGTTCTCGGTGACGTGACAACGACCTATTTCCGTGGTGTTCGGGTTAAGTATACTCAGACCACCGTCAAATATGGGTATGTTAACTCGTCCTCGTATTCGGCTGGAACTGGGCTGACTACGGTAACGCTGATCGCCAATGCGGATTACCAGATGGGGCTATCGTCTGGAACGGCGATCACCCTTCCGGCATTCTCCTTCGGCAGCCCGGCAGGCTTCCCTGAAAAGTTCGCTTACATCGGTCAAACAGTGCCAGCGACTGGCACATTTACTACCATAACATCAACATTGGCCTTCACTATGTTCTGGCGAAACTGCATGGTGATAGGTAGCGTAGCCATGACCAACGCGGGGACGGGTTCGGGCGCGCTGGTTATTGCCGCGCCGTTTCCGGCAAGCGGCAACAATAATACCGGCGCGGGGCGCGAGGTCGCGGTGAACGGAACACAGCTCATCGTCTGGTACAACAACTATATCAATGTAGCAAAGTACGACGCTACTGGTGCTGTGTTTACCGGCTGGAACGATACCTTTTCGTTCATCTACCAATAAGGATTGCCATGACATCTTTTCAGCTAACCGAAGATCCGCAAATAGTGCGCAGGGATGATGGGCTGCTATGCCGAGTGGAGCTTGATCACTATCAGGCGTTTCTGGCTGCTGGTGGCGTGCCAACGCCTATTCCGCTGGCTCAACAAAAGACCTCCCTGGTAGCAAAAATAGACGCCGATGTAGATTCTATCTACGCGGCACTTCTAGGCAACCGGGAAGCTGAATACACGCTGGCCGAAAAAGAGGCCACAGCGTACCGGGCAGCGGGATATACCGGCACCGTTCCAGCCAGCGTGCAGGCATGGTCCACGGCAAAAGTGCAGACGGCGACTTGGGCAACCGACGACATTCTGTCCGCTGCGGCAACATGGAGAACGGCGCAGGTGGCTATCCGTGCAAACCGGCTGGCACTCAAGGAGGCGGCACGAAATGCGGTTGACGCTGCTGCGCTGGCAACCGTACAAGCGCAGTGGGCGTGGTTCCTTGCTGTGATTAAACCGCAATTGGGGTTGTGATGAAATACGCTGATGCCCGGCCACTAATTCAATCCGGTGCCGTTATTGCGTGGAGCCACAGGAAGATCCGCAGCCTCTACGATTTTAAAGTCATGCTGGTACGGCTATTTACGATGTCCGAATATTGCCATGTCGGCATTGTCTTGGTGATGGGTGGGCGCGTATGGGTGCTGGAAGCCGTTACGCCTCGTGTGCGCCTCGTGCCGCTGTCCAATCTGCTGCCGTGCTACCACCTCACCGGGCTGGGGATGACTGACGAACAGGTCGAGGCCGGCCTGGCGCTGGTGGGGAAAGATGGCGTCGAGTACAGCCGGGGTGATGCGGTCAAGGCGTACTTCGGCTACAACAACCGGGCTGACGGCGATATATCGTGCGCCGAATTCGTTAACACGATCCTTGACCTACCGTGCCTGGACACCCCATCAGCAACGGTGGATTTTATGCTGCAAAACAGCTCGACTTTGACGGAGATTCAACCATGAAAACTTTTCTTGCGGCAATGTTCCTTGTTTGCGCGGGGTACGCTCATTCAGCAACGCTCACCTACACCGACAGCAAGTGCGCGGCCTTCACCATGGCCGCATCCGGTGCGATCACCTGTAACCCGGATATCGCTGCGCCTGCACAACCTACACCACCGGCACAGCCCACTCCTCAACCCGCCCCCCCGCAGTCTGCTGACCTGTGCGTCCAGTACGGCATCACCAGTAACATCACGCTGCCCCGTGTTGGAAATATGAGTAAGGAATTCTCCATTGGCCCGACGCAGGCTTATTCGTTTTCGTTCCAGACCGGGCCTTCCGAATCTGGGCAAATGTCAACGAACTATTCAAACTCGACTCAGTTAATCACAATCAGCAAAAATAAGTGCGATTTCGGGATGGTTCCGAGGTATAACCAATGCGCTGCGCAAGGGAGGCCGCCGCTGATTAACTACCGGACCGGTAGCGGGGCTATTTGGCAGTGTATTTTAGAGCCGAATACGACCTACTATTTCAACGTCAGGAACGCGACGATAACCCCGGACGGGGCTATCTCCAACACCTGTCATGGCAAGTGCGTGTTCAGAGCTTTCTAACCAAAGGAGTAATACAATGCCTTCCCCATACCCAAAAGGTAAACCCCCAGCAAAAACCCCAGGCCGCAGCAAACCGGGGCGCGAAAAGCCGTGAAATTCATTGCCGCGATACTGGCTGTAATGGCGCTTGAATGGATCACCGTTCCGCTATTCCCGTCGGTATCGTGGCAAATTTCATTAGGAGCTAAATATCTGACTGTTGCAATCTTGATGCAGGCTTTGTGGAGTGCGTCAGAAAAAGAATCGCTGTTGTTGAGAACTGCGATTACCCTGCTTTGTTGTGCGGTATGGGTTGACCTGTTCGCCTACATCGCATGGATCGTCAGCGATACTCGCATAGACGAGTCATTACCTATCTACGTGTCGTTCTCTGCCGCCATGGTTTACATGCTGATGCGCAACTACGACGTTTCCGGCGAAGAAGTAAACCCTCACAAAATAACCATCCTGTTGCTCAAGCCGAATTCATTGGCAGAATTTTCCAAGGCGTTTTTTGGTACGCCAATATCGTCAATCTGCATTCTTGCTGATGGGTATGTGTGGTCGTTCAGAAGCAAGTCAGGGGTGTTCGAGAAAACCGAATATTCGCAGCGGTGGAGGGACAAGCACGTCGCTGTCAATACCAGAGTTGAGATAAACGAAACCATCCTCCAAAAACTGGATGGGCTGGTCGGCAAAAGGCGTGGCGCGGGGATTAAATGCGTGTTCGTGCTCAGGACCGTATTGAAAGAAATCGGCGGTAAATACGCGATCAAGTCATGGTTCGATTATATTCCAGGGATTTACGCAGCAAGAATAATCAATAAGAAAGGGGGATGAGATGGAAGACCGGAGGGCACACCAGCGGCTTGATGTTGCAGAAGCGCAAATAGGGAATGTAACAACAACCATTGAAAAACATCTCAGTGAGCATAGCAAGTTCGAGAAAGCGCTTGCCGATAACGTGAAGATGACAACTGAAATAGCCAAAAACACAGCCGAGCTTGTCGAGTTATTCAAAGTCCTGTTGGCTATCGCTAAAGGAGCCAACTGGATACGGTCTTTCATCATATGGGTTACGCCTGTAGTCGTTGCTTATGGCGGTTTCCTAATCTGGTTAAAGGGGATGTAATGAGCTTCAAAGACTGGTTCTTGTGCCCTGCCTGTTCGTCTGTGTACCGGCCTGTGCTGGATGAAGAAATATGCAATCAATGCGAGCAGGCAGAAGCGAGAAGTCTTGAGGAAATAAGCCTGGAAGAAGATGCTGATTTTGCGGAAAGGTGCGCGAAATGACTACGTTTGACATGATCGAAGACGGTTTTGACAGGCTCCCACCGTTATCGTTAACTCGTTACTGTGCGCATTGCGGAGAGCCGTTCATGCCAAAAGTGGCGGATTCGCCTTACTGCCAGGAGTGCGACCCGAAGAACACGGAGAAGGAGGTAGAGCATGGCAACCACCAGTGAAACACTTGGGCAAAAGCAGCGTCGATTCACCCGGATGTCCGTGCGCTTAATCGACTACGCCCACTCGCTTGGGTATGAGATAACGCTAGGTGACGCCTACCGTGATCCGAGAGTGTTTGGCCCTATTGGAACCAGACTGGGCTATGGAGAGTCAAAGAGCGCCCATAAGCAGCGTCTGGCGATTGACCTTAACCTATTCATCGACGGGAAATACATGGCCGACACCGAAAGCCACCGTGTTCTAGGCGAGTGGTGGGAGGGCCAAGGCGGCGTATGGGGAGGAAGATTCCAAGATGGTAATCACTACTCCTTGGAACACGACGGGATTTCGTAATGAGACTTACAGACGCTGCCGCCGAAGGGATGTTGAAATCGAAGTGGGCTGGCCAGGTCGGGCAGCGCGCGATCCGACTGGCGAACATGATGCGAGGTGAAGCATGATCTGCTTACCGTCCGTTCGCGGTAAGCAGTCCACTACGCTATTGTTCGTCTCAGTGTCCTGGGCCGTGGTGCTCGTGAAATTTCTGGTTGCAGGGGTTAACCTCGGGCCGCTCGGCATCATGCCACCGATGGGGGCCGGTGAGTTCGGCTCGGCCGTTGCATTAATACTGGCCATCTGGCTGGGCAGAGAATGGCAGGAGAAATCTCTATGAGTTGGATACTCGGAAAAGTATTAAACAACCCCTCACTGATACTCTGGATAGCCATGGCTTCGTTCGTCATCGGCATTGTGTCTGGTGGCAGTGCGGCATGGACAATCCAAGGGTGGAGGATCGACGCTGTTCAAAGCAAGTTCGATGGATTTGTGTCAACGACGAAAGCCCTTGGCGATGCAGCCAAAATAGCCGCAGATAAAGCAATAGCCGAAGACAAACTCAAGAAGGAGAAAGCAGATCATGAAAACGCCACTACTGTTGCTAACCTGCGCGCTGCTAACAAGCGCTTGCGCGACGCCAATTCCAGTATCAGTTTCTTGCCCACCGCCTCCGCCGGTTCCATCAATCCTCAAAGATACTGTTTCGACAGGTCCAAGCTTGAGCTATCGCTACAACAGCTTGATGCGGGAGTTCAGGGAATCGTTGAAGAAGGCGACGTTGCAGTAATCAACCTAAATACTGCAAAGCAGTGGGCTGAATAGTTATAATTTACGAGAGGTTCGACAATGGCAAACTGGAAAGCGGCTTTTGAAAGCATAGGGAAAGAATGGGTGCCGGAGACATCGTACCGCGCTCCTGACAACAAGCCGGATTATACCAATCGTGCGCAATGGGAAATCGGGCCTAATCCGGCTGGCTATACCTATGAATCCTATATGGCGACACCATTGGAACAGCGGCCTGATTATGTGGCGCCTAATCCTTCCTCTACACAGGACGAATTACGTTATGAGGCTCCCAACCCTTTGGCTTCGACACCCACAATCACGCACTCTCCGCAAATCGGCTTGCTGAACAGCACCACAAAACCATACACTGCACCATCTATTGCTCTTCCGACAGAAATATCGCAAACGCCTAGTGCAGCACCGATTACGCTATCCCCTGAGCAAAGCGCATCGCCATGGGCAAGGGCGTTTGCATCAGTTGGAAAAACCTACGCGCCGCCTTCTGCCGAATCGCAGGCCGCAACACGCCTGCCAGATCGCCCACCTGATTACACCAACCCTGACCAGTGGGAAATCGGCCCGTTGCCCATGGTTCCGCCTTCTACGAATCAATCGCCATCCGTGTCAACGACGAACTATCAGAACTACATGGCGCTTCCACCTGAGCAAAGGCCCGGTTACGTCCCTCCTGTGACACAGCAAACTACTCAGCCGACTACTCAGGTCGGATCTACCGCCCCTCAGATCAGCACTCAAACCGGGCAAATATCGCCTGTCATGCAAACGGGAGGTGTATCTGGGTATACCGTATCTACCGCCCAGAAAGAGCAGGCTCCAGGCGCTTCTACCTATTCCGGTCGCGGGTATGACGCGACTGATTGGAAGGTGAACGAAGACCAGACCGTACAAGGGCAGATCAAGAAGATAATCGCTGACAACAGCCCATTGAGTCAGGCCGCTGAAACCCGGTCGCGGCAAGAGGCAAACCGATCTGGCTTGCTGAATAGCAGCATGGCCGTTCAGTCCGGCCAGCAAGCGCTGTATAATTCCGCCCTTCCAATTGCCACGTCTGATGCGCAGATGTATGGAAGCTCCGCAGCTTCCAACGCAGCGGCAAGGTCAAGGGCTTCCGAATTTGGCGCTGGCGCAATCAACCAAGCGTCACGAGACAACACGTCAGCAGTCAACCAGACCAATCAGTTCAATGCCGAGCTTGCAACGAATGCTGGGCAGTTCAACGCCTCGCAGCAAAATAAAGGCGGTGAGTTCAACGCATCAGAAGCCAATTCGTTGACAAAGGCACGTGAGCAGAATCTAACTACTATCCAGCTTGCTAATCTTGACTCTACCGTGAAGCGCGAGCTTTCAAACCTCGATGCGGGGCTAAGGATGCGCCTTGCAGAACTGGACGCAAACACGCGCAAATATGCCACCGATGCGACAACGGGCGGGAACACTCAGCAGCTTGCCACAAACTACATGCTTTCCATGCAGAACGGTACGAACCAGCGCATCAGCGCAATCCTGACCAGCACCCTGACGCCGGAGGCAAAGCAGAACGCGATTAATAGCGAACTGAACCGGCTTGACGAGGGTATCCAATGGCTGGATGGAATCACCGGGCTTAATCTTTCCAGCTTGATTACTTACGCGCCTTGATATCATGGCTATCACGCGAAACTATAACCGGCAGGCCGGGCTTCTCAATAGCCCGGTAATTTCCAATGATCCTGTTGCACAAGTCTCTCAACAGAGCCAACCTGCGCCAATGACGTATGACCAGTATATCGCCACGAGAGGAAATGGATTTTCCCCGGAAATGATTGAAGCACAGGGCGATGCAATCCCGGGTGTTTTTGAAAAACAGGCCGATAGAAATCTGATAAATTCTCTTTATGAAGATGTGGCATCAGGGAAAGTCACTCTAACGCCCGGCGAGTTTACCCATCTTATACAACCAAATAGCGATACCAAAGGACTTGACGCAAATGAGTGGTCACTGTATTCGCCAGAAATGCAAACATGGGCAAAGAATAACCCACAAGCTTTTGTAGCGGATCTGTTGGCGCATAGGAATGCTGCGAATGGAGACTTAGCGAGCGTAGGCGCAGAAGGTGGGTATGAAAATCTAGGGGCTATTACCCCGCCGTCTGAGAGCAACAAACCGGTTAACTATGCAAATGCTGGTTACAAACCAATAAACGACGATGGGTTCATGTCTCTTATTTTCGACGACGTTTTGGGGTTCGACCCTAACGGAGGCGGGATGTGGGATTTCAGCAGGAAACTTCTGCCGGGAGACGACGGAGATAAGTTGTTTGGCATGGACCCCAATGGTGGCGGAATAGTTAAAGCCGGAAACGCAATTGCTCCACTGGTGGCGGCGTATTTCCTTGGGCCATTAGTTAGCTCTGCCATACAAGGAGCAACGGGTGTTTCTCAAGCCTCCATGCTGGCGGCCCAAGAGGCCGGGTTCTCTGCCGCAGAGCTTGCCGGATATGGAGGCGCAACGCAAGTAACTGGCGGTGCATTGGTCGGGAACACTGGATTACTTGGGTCTACGGGTAACGCAGTCGGCGACGCTGTGCTTAATGGCGCTGTCAGGGGTAGCGTGACTAACGCGGTAACAGGCAGAGACCCATTGACCGGAGCGCTGACAGGCGGAATTACCGGAGGCATGGGCACGGTAGACATTTCTCCAACGGGTAATGCTATTGTCGATAACAGTCTGAGAGGCGGATTAACCGGAGCGTTGACCGGAGCGGTTAACGGAGATGCCGCAACGGGCGCAATTACCGGCGCAACTGGCGGCGCGATCAGGACAACAATCCCCGGTGTCGCTGGCGGTGTTGTTTCCGGGTATGTGAACACGGCCATAAATTCATCGCTCAACACGCCCACGCCACGAGCGATTGATACGTCTCAACCAATCACCCCTCAACAGACCATCATCGTTCCAAACATCGCTTCAAACAGAACGGTTGGAACCGGCGTAAACACAATTAGGAACAGGAGCGCATAATGCCAACATACGACACTTTCGATGAAAACGACGTGATACCTGGGTTGCAATACGACGAACCAGCGCCGTATACAATTCCGGATGCGCCTTCCACAGATAGCGGACTGTTCGACACGACTCAGCCCTATTTTACCATTCCGATGGATTATCAGAATCTATCTGATTCATCGTCTTCCGACAGGGTTGATTACGTTCCAGAAGAACAGTCCAGCATGATTGCTGATGCAATAAAGGTATTCAAGGATCTGGTCGCCCCAACGACAGACGGCCAAGGACGGGCGCAACAGAGTTTTGCTGCCAGCGTGATTCTTGGCGCAGCAAACGGAGTTATGTCGTCAATGAATCAAAGCAAGGGCATCCAGGCGAACAAAGACCTTGAGCAGCAACGGTCATCCAATCGCGTCTCTGAACGAAAGCAGGAAGAAGAAAGGCTTATCGCCGCATCCTCTTCCATGCCGAAAATAAGCGCAAGAGGGAACCGCTCTGTTGGGCTGCTTTCCGCAAACATCCAAAGGAAATAACATGGCCGGATTACTTCAAGCACAGCAAGCGCCACAGGTTGCGCCTCCGCAACGTGGCAATAAAGACTCCCACGAGTCGATCATGGGCCGAGTTAAAAAGGTTGTCATGGCCGCGCAACAAGTCATGTACAACCCAAAAACGAGTAAAATGTTTATCCAGCAGCTACAGTCTGCCGGGAAGACTCCGATCGAACGGGCCGGCATTGCGGCGGCAGGGGTGATGGCAATCCTGATGCAGCAGGCCAACGGGAAGATGGACCCGCGAACCATTGTCCCTGCCGGAGTAATCGTCGTGGCGGATATCATGGATTTCCTGTCGAAAACAGAGGGCCAGCAGTTTGGCGAAGAAGAGAACAACGAGGCCATAAAAGTGTTCCTAACCAAGATCACTCAGGCTATCGGCGCGCAACCGCAGCAAGCGCAGCAACCTCAACAACAGCAGCAACCTCAAGAGGTGGCGTAATGGGTATCGGTGAAGGATTGCTAAACGGATTGCTTGGGGGTGTGGCTGGCGGAAGCAGTGAAGTCATGCGCCGCAATCAGTCCATGGACAAAGAGGACGAAATAGGCCGAATCGAGGCATTGCGTGCAGAGAATCAGGCTAACCGCGAACGCGCCATGATTGATTACAAAGTCGCCAAAGAAAACGAGCAGCGGAGCGCCATGTCGAAGCAAGTCAACGACCTCGCCGGCCTACTTGCCGCCGAAAGAAAGGTGACTTCGCCGGAAGTTGACGCGCAGGCCGGGGCAGCAGCAAACGCCTACAACGGCGCTTTGCAGCGGGGCGATATAACCGAACAAGACGCCACGAACGCGGCCAATGCGATCACTGAATACAGTGACAGGAACGCAACGCCTGATACGAATATCACCACGAAGGATAGGGTTCGAGCAACCGCCGAATTGGATAGCACGAAGTGGAAAGACGTGGCCGCGCTGGAAGGGAAAGATGCAGCGCTAGAGACTAGAATGAAGATTGCGGAAATGCAGAATGCACTTGGCCTGCAACGGATGGACATGCAAACTCAAGTCGCCGTCGCCAAAATGGAAGCGGCTTATTCAAAACTCCAGAATGGCAGCAAAGATCCCGCCGATGTTCAGACCATGAGGTTTGCTCTTGATGAGATTAACAAGTCTCGATCCGGAGAGGGCAAGCCGTCAATGTCTCTTGAAGAATTATTGCGATCTGGCCTGCTTGGAAAATCCGGTGAAGGGTCAACTGAAACGGTAAAAACCGATGATAGCGGCATGGTGCTTGAGCGAACAGTGACGAATCGGGTAAAAGGCGGGGCTGGCGGCGGAACAAAATTCACGTCTCGTGCCGAGTACGACAAACTTCCTGTGGGCGCAACCTATACAGGGCCAGATGGCAAACAATACAAGAAGGGCAAGTAAGCCATGGCCGGGTACGGGGAAAACGATTCTTTGGTTGAGTATGGCGGGTACGGTGAAAACGATACGCCTATCGAAGGGCTTTCAAAACCCATAGAAAAACCAACAGGAATGGCGCGCAGAGCGGCGGATTATGGTTTAACCGCAATCAAAGGCGCCATTGGCGTACCAGAAGCCATTGTTGGCTTAGCAGATCTGGTCAGCGGAGGATACGCAGGGAAGGCGCTTGAGCAACTTGGATTCAGGCCGGAAGAAGCTAAATCATTTCTTGATGAGTATTATTCTGACTCTCAAAAAGAAGCAAATAAGAATCTGAATGACGCAACCGGATTTCTTGGAAAAGCGTCTGCCGCTGTTCAGAATCCGAGCACAATTGCTCATGCAATTGTCGAATCGCTCCCAGCCATGGGCGCGGGCGGGCTTGTCGGGAGAGGGTTGGTCGCCGGGTCTGCCAAGGTTGCCCCATGGGCTGCCGGCGCTATAGGTGAAGGCGTGGTCGGCGGAGGCTTGGCCGCTGAACAAATTCGCCAACAAACTGACGACGGGCTGATGACGCCGAAGCAAATAGGCGCTGCTGGGGCCAGTGCGCTTGGCGCAGCAGCATTCGGCGGAGTGGGTGGCAAGCTGTCGCAGAAGCTAGGTATTGCAGACGTTGACACCATGCTTGCCGGTGGCGCTGCGAAGTTTAGCAATAAAGCATTTGCTCGCAAACTGGTAGAAGGGGGCATATCAGAAGGCGCATTTGAAGAAATGCCGCAATCCATGCAAGAGCAGTTATGGCAGAACGTCGCCATGGACAAGCCAATAATGGAAGGCGTGCCAGAGTCCGGCGCAATGGGTCTGGTTACTGGCGGCGTCATGGGCGGAGTAGGCGGCGGATTCTTTGGCGGGAAATCGGCGCCAACCCCGGCGACACCATCCGACATCCTCGCTCAACCCGATACCGACACCGCAATCAAAGCATTCAAGGAAAGCGTAACCAGTACCAGCGCGCCCACTATCCCATTCCCATCTTCGCCCTATACGCCATCCCAAGAGCTGGCCGACTTCGCAAGCCAAGAATTCGACGACGTAACCGCTCGTCGTGAATCACTGGCATTGCCAAACGCGAACCAGCGCGAGATAGACCGCACGGAACCCACCACCGGCTTCTTGGATAGGGGTTTGCTTGCGTTGCCGCCAGCCAGCGATGCTACCGGCCCGACATTGACGGTTGACACGCAAGGCAACGTCACCCCGGCCACCGCAGACACATTCAAAAACGACATGCCGCGCATTCTCGGAAAGCGCGTAGACGAAATCAAGGATAGCTCGCTTGCGAATCTCGCCAAGTACGATAGCAAAGCCGGTGAGATGGCGCGCACAGAAATAACCCGCAGACAATCGGAGGTGAATAATGGCTCAATTGGATCAGAGATTGCAGAAATACCTGCGGCGAGCCGTCAAGACGGGAATAATGAGTTACCAGGAGGCGTGGCTGATGCAAGCCTTCGCGGAGACGGCCTACCTATCCAATCAGGAGTATTGCCAACTCCCGGAGATATTGCACCCTTCGGCGGAACGGATGAACTTGTACGAAGCCCGTACGAGGGGAGTGATGTAACACCAGTTAATGGGCAGAGTGGCGAACCCACTATGGGAAATCCTGGCGCCAGGACATCTACCAATAGCGACGATATCAATGGTAAACCCTCGTTCTCTGATTATAAAACACGATACCCGGAAGTGACGCATATCAGCTTAATTTCGAAAGATCGTTTTAATACGGTCTCGCCAGATGCAATGAGAGTTGGGTCTCTTGAAGAATTGCGGCCCAAGCCAAGCAACATTCAGTGGGTAAAAAGCGCCGATTCGTTTAATACGCCAGAATCTATTGCATTTGGGAAAATAGCAGATAGCGACATTTCACAACCCGACACGCCACCCAAATCCACGGTTAAACAGGAATCGCCCGCACCCGGAATGGCCATCGAAGCACCCGCCGCGCAGACTGTTGCGCAGGCGATTAAAGCCCGCACACAGAAGGAAGCCGAGTCCAACGCCGCCGCCTACAATCGCAACGGAACGGATCAGGTAGCGGTTATCCCGCACCCTACACAGCCGGGGAAGTTTGCTATTGTGCCGAATGGCGCTGAAATCGCATCATCGGAACCGTTGCCTGCGCCCGCTCTTGCGAAAGCGACAGACGTTTACGGCACCACAAGCCATGTGCGTAAATCTGAAGCGCCAAAATTAAAAACAGATGTGCCAAATGAATACTGGCTTAACGAAAAGCGCCAAGAAACCATTGATGATGGAAAAAACGAGCACGGAATTTATCGCCACATGGGCAAAGTCACTGGCCGTTTTGATGGCAATGTGACCGTTCCTGTTTCTGTTTTGGCTATCATCAAAGGACAGCGCGGCGAGCAAAGAAACGTCCGTAATGAAGATCTTGACTATCTGGTGAAAGCGATGGCCGCCGGTAAAGATGTTGGCGTACCTTACATCGAAGTTGACCAGGATGGCAACCCATCTGTCAGCGAGGGCAATCACCGAATCATGGCAGCCAAAAAACTTGGCTGGAAAGAAATGCCGGTTGAGATTCGCTATTTCAATGGTGGTGAGCGCGTAGTTGGACCACTTCAGCCAGACAAAATCACCAATCCCGACGCGCCTATCTCAGTTGAGTACAGCGCAGCGCCCAATCCCACAGAAACCGACAAACCCAAAGACCCTATGACTCAGATGGCAGAATCAGTCGCCAAGCTGGCTGAGTCTGTGGATAAGCTGGTGAATAAGGACGTGGAAGCGAAACCGGCGCAAGAAGCCAAGAGCGAAACCGCACCAATCGAAACCAAGGAAACCGACCAAGGCACGGCGCTGTATAGCCGCAACGATCAGCCCGTCACCAATCCCCATACTACCCAATCCCTGCAACCCGCCCTAATCAACGCATTCACCGGCAAGATGCGCAACGCTATATCCGCACTGTTTGAAGCAGGTAAGGCGCGTGTGGTGACGGCAGATCTGGCGGCGATGGTGATTGGGAAGGATGCGCTGTTTGCGAAGTCGGGCCAAACCGGCACCCCAGCATTTAAATCTTGGTTTGGGGATAGCAAGGTGGTCGATGCCGATGGTAATCCGCTGGTGGTTTATCATGGTACAGACCAAGATATAGAAGCATTTGACCAAGAAAAACTTGGATTCAATACTAACGCGCAAAGCGCGAAAAAAGGCTTCTTTTTCACAACCAACGCCAGAGCCGCAGCGGTCTATCCGGTTTACGACCAAATGGCTTTATATGAGTTTGGCGGGATGATCCCAAAATACAATGAATTATTGGCGAAAGCAGAAAGAAACGCGCCAACCAAACTCCCAATAATAACCATGAATAACAGACTTCAAGATCTCATAAAGCAACGTCGTGCGCTTGAAGAAGAAGAGCGGGCTGGCTCTTATTCTGCGCCGACGCCGAAAGCCAACAAGCTTCAAGAAGAAGAAATAAATCCGCTTCTTAAAAATATTTCAGAAGCCGAGTCTGCTCATCGTAATTCATCCGCGTATATTGCGATGCGGAATGACAGGCTTTCCGCGAAAGATCACGCCGAAAACAACAATATTATTCAGCGTTCGATAGCTGCAGAAAACGAAATTCGATCAGCTATTGAAGCCGCATATATTGATGGAAAAATAGACAGAAAAGAACGTGCGTTAATAAGTCATTGGCTGGATACAAAATATCCGAATATCGGGCAATCCCCATCGATTGAATTTTCTTTACTATCAAAAGGCGCTAGAGAGCTACTTCCAAAACTAGAGGAATTAAAGAAGACATCCATAGAAGGTAGAGATTTCGCGTATAAAATGCAATGGAGTAAACAGGCTTGGGCGGGAGGCGATCAAGAAGGGGAAACATGGGAAGCGAAAAAGGATTCGATAGCGCCAAACATCATCCCGGCATTTCTTTCGCTACAGAACCCTTTTGTGCATGAACAGATTACAGGATACAGAGATAAAACATATTCCGACTTAATCGATATGGCAATATCTGGCGGCTATGACGGAGTTATTATTAAAAATTCATCAGACCCTTTGCCGATGGATGTGTTTATTGCTTTTCGACCCAATCAAATTAAATCCGCTATTGGAAACAACGGCGATTTCGACGCAGGTAATTCTGATATCATATTCAGCCGAGACAACAAGTACGGCGAAACCGGAAACTCGCTCGCCTTCTTCAATCCCGCTGATGGAATCACTTACTTCATTGCCGACAATATCAGCAAGGACACGACCAGCAAAGAGTTGCGCGGTTTGGCCCTCCACGAATTGGCGGTCCATGCGATACACCTCGGAAAAGACAGCGCAGAGTTCCAATCCATCCTGAACCAAGTTGAAATGATGCGCAAGGCGGGCAACAAGCAGGTTCGGGATGCGTTTAATCGCGTTCCTGATGATACTCCAGCCAAAAATGTTCCGGAAGAAGCCTTGGCCTATCTCGTGCAAAATAACGGGGACATGTCCATCGCTCAGAAGTTTGTCGCATGGCTCCGTCAAGCAATCCGCGCCATTGGTAAGTCAATGCCGGTAATGCAGCGCATGAAGTTTATGGACGGGATAAACGCACTTTCCGTGGATGACTTAGTTTACATGACCCATAGTGCATTGGCGAATAGCAACGAAATCACAAGCTCCGCCTATTCTGTTGGAGAGAAAAACGGGATTCTTGCCAGCCGAGGAAACGTTAAAACCACTTCATTCTGGCGCATGATGGCCGGAGACATGGATCTTTACCAGAATCCTACGCCAGAATCTTTCGACATGGTTGAATCTGCGCGCGAGATCGACCCCGGCATGAAGGTTGCCGATGACAAGCCGGACCTGGATGAAGAAAAATCGGGTATGGTCAAGAAGTGGTATGTGACCATGCCGGACAAGACTCATGCATGGGTATACGAGAACGATAATGGCCAGGTATGGCTTAACGCTTCCAACCTGGGCGAAGGCGTGAGCGGCGGGACAAAGTTGTATCTGCTGGTAGGCAGCTACGCCGAGGCCAACGGCAAGGTGTTCATCGGAGATCCGGCCGGCCTGTCCGATGTGGCGCTGTTGCGGCGTACTGAAAACATGCTTTCCCTGGCGCTGCGCTACGGCGGGACTCATTTCATGGAGCCGCACGAATACCAGATGAACCCGGAAGCCAAGCAAGGGACAGTGCTGGGCGGGATTGCGCGCCCGATCACCTGGGTAACTGGCGATGACGAAAACAATCTGTCCGAGCTGCTGAAAACCAGCTACACTAATACCATCAACTTGGCGCCAGAAATCAAGAATGTCACCTACAATTTCGATAAGCAGCGATTCGAGTACGCCGATGGGCAAGAATTCACATCCGGCGATTTCGACCGCGCATCAAAGTCGGTTGCCGAAGCCTACCGAATCGGAGGCATGCGCGGAATTCTTGAGAGAGCGCGCGCATTATCATCCGTATTGGACGAAGGCGGATTGGCTGCGCTTCGAGTCTCTACTGACGAATATCTCGCGGGAAAGCAAGCTAGAAATGCTGCAAATCCTGCTCAAGCCGGGAACGGAAATAACGCTCGAACTGAAGGACAAGGAACTGGATCACCTGCTGATGTTCAATCCAGGCGTATTATCGGAAGCGCAACGCTTAAAAGAGCGGCTACCACAAATACCTTTTCACGCGCAGCGCGCGGCGAAAGAGGGGGAGATCTACTGGCTCAGATTGGCAGGATCGTACCAGGGGGATTAAGCGGAACTCCACTGCAAGGCATTCTCTATTCCCGCAAAACACCCGACATTACCGCAACGGATGGTTCCGCATGGGATGCTCCAGAGCCATCCATGCTGGATAACTTTGTCTATCGCATCCAGAACAAGCATATCGACCTCAAACAAGTCCAGAAAGCCATCAAGGAAACGTCTGGCGAGATCAAGGACGCAATCAACGCCTATCTGAAGGAAGAGTTATTCCACGGCAGGGCGGCGACTCGGATTGATGAATTCCTGAACAACGAACTCAATCCGCTGATTACCGTGATGCGCATGAGCAAGGTGTCACAGGAAGATCTCGGCAAATACCTGTGGGCGAAACACGCCAATGAGGCGAACGCGCATATTGCTTCGATCAATCCGGACAATGAAGAAATGTGGGACGGCGGTTCCGGCATGACGGATCGGGAGGCCGACGACTACATGGACGCTCTATCGCCGGAACAGCGCAAGACGTTTGAAGCGCTGGCGAAGCGGGTTTATGCCATGACCGCCAAGACTCGCCAGCAGCAACTGGAATACGGGCTGATTTCTCAGTCCGACAAGGATACTTTGGAGAACGCCTATCGGTTCTACGTCCCGCTTAATCGTGAGGATATGGACACGATGGCGCACGGCACCGGCGCCGGGCAGGGGTTTTCAATTCGCGGAAGCGAGTCCAAGAAGCGTACCGGATCAAAGCGCGAGGTGGTGGACATTCTCGGCAACATTGCCAATCAGCGCGACAAGGCGGTAGTTCGTGGCGAGAAGAACCGGGTGGTAATGGCGCTGTACGGGCTGGCCCAGGAGAATCCAAACCCCGATTTCTGGAAGGTGGACAAGCCGCCCGTGATGCGCGTTGTAGAAACCATCGGCGGCGTGGATCAGGTAGTCGAGCGTGTGGACTCGCTCTACAAGTCAAAAGACAACGTGGTGATGGTGAAGATCCCTAATCCAGATACCGGCAAGATCGAGGAACATTCGATCCTCTTCAACGAGCGCAACGAGCGCGCCGTGCGCATGGCGGCCTCCATCAAGAATCTGGACGGCTCGCAATTAGGCGAACTGCTTGGAACGACCGCCAAGGTGACGCGCTACTTCTCTGCGATCAACACCCAATACAACCCGATATTTGGCGTAGTCAACCTGGTGCGCGACGTGCAGGGAGCCATGATTAACTTGACCGACACGCCATTGTCCGGAAAGCAAGGCAAGATTCTGGCCGATGTATGGAAGATTTTGGCCGGATCGATCAAGCACAAGATGCGCGGCTTTGATGTCGATTGGGCGAAACTGGCGGAAGAGTTCGCGGAAGCCGGAGGAAAGACCGGATACCGAGATATGTTCAGGACCGGCGCAGACCGATCAGAAGCTATCCAGCACGCGCTCGACCATGACTGGTGGACAAAGACCGCATGGGGAAAGGTTATCACTGCAAATGGTTATCTGGAGAACCCGGCAACCATGCTGATTGACAAGGGAGCAAGGCCGTTGCTGGATTGGCTATCAGATTACAACGAAACCATGGAAAACACGGTGCGGCTGGCCGCTTACAAGGAGGCCAAGGCATCCGGCATGTCGATAGAGCAGTCCGCGAGTCTCGCCAAGAATCTCACAGTTAACTTCAATCGTAAGGGCGAAATGGCGATGCAGGCCGGCGCTCTGTACGCATTCTTTAATGCTTCCGTGCAGGGCATGACACGGATGGCGTCAGCCCTGAAAGGGCCGGCAGGCAAGAAAATTATCTACGGCGGCATTACCATAGGTGCAATGCAAGCGCTGTTGCTGGCCGCAGCCTGGTTTGACGATGACGAACCGCCGGACTTTGTGCGCGAGCGCAACCTGATCCTGCCAATTGGCGATAAGAAATACCTGACGCTGCCAATGCCTCTAGGCTTCAACGTGCTGCCGAACATCGGGCGCTTGAGCATGGAGCTGATGCTGTCTGGCGGACAGGGGGCAAGTAAGAAGATTGAAAGCATGATGGGCGTGCTGGTTGACGCAACCAACCCGCTAGGCGGATCTTCCCCGATTGCGCAGATTATTTCCCCCACGATTACCGACCCGATAGTCGCGCTCGGAATGAACAAGGACTGGACGGGGAAACCTATCGCGCGCGAGGATTTCAACAGCCTCAATCCAACCCCAGGATTCACTCGCTCCAAGGACGTGTCTAGCGCACCGGCCAAGTGGATTGCAGAAGCCATCAACACGTTATCCGGCGGAACCAAGTACAAGCAAGGTATCGCCAGCCCGACCGCAGACCAGATCGAATACCTGATCGGACAAGTGACCGGCGGTGTTGGGCGCGAGATTGGCAAGGCAACGACCACGGCAGAAACGATGTTTACCGGCGAGGATTTTCCAAGCCACAAGATACCGCTTATCGGTAGATTTTACGGTAGCACCGAAGGCCAAGCATCAGAAGGCAACGCCTTCTATTCGAACCTCAAGGAATTGAATGAGCATGAGGCCACTATCAAAGGGCTGCGCAAGGATCGCAAAGGCGCAGAAGCAATGGAATACCTGCGTGACAATCCGGAGGCCAGGTTATTCTGGTTTGCCAATCAGGCCGAGCGTAAGGTTGGAGAACTGCGCAAGCAGAAGCGCCACCTGATCGAGAACGACGCAGAAAAGGAGCGTATCAAATTAATTGATATGCGAATAACCGGAGAAATGAAAAAACTTAATGACAGGCTGTACCGTCTAAAGCACCCCGATAAGAACGCGACCAAATTGGAATAGTAGCGGGATGACGGCCAGAATAACGACCGCTGACCAAGCCTCCGGTTGCCATCAGCCATTCTCCCCATGAAAAGTCAAAGTGGATCTCCAATTTCCCTCGACGCCAGCCAGCCCTTCTTCTTCCGCGACCTGCGCGAAAAGGGCATCCCGAATGGGCGGATGTGTCATGGTGGGAGTTTTATGCCCCTCTTCCCATTGCCCCCCGATCTTTGCCAGCAGTGTCTTGATGCGGTCAATCTTGGCCGCATCGTTAACAGGAACCTTGACGGGCTTGATGTCGGCTTTGAAATTTAGCTTACGAAGCCCCGCGAAGGAAAGGACTGCACCGGGCGTTGCGCCTTGCATGGGAGTGGTTTTGAAATATACAAAATCGTTCCATCCCTCATACCACATGTAAGATCCCTGGAGCACCAGCGTACCATCAGGCTTCTTGGCAAGCCGGTATGCATCCGGCGTGGTCTTTTCAGTTCGCATCGGCGCTGCAATCCCCATGGTGAATGCCCCAGTTAGCGCGCCAACAACGATCAAGTTTGGTTGGCTATCGGCGGTATTGTTTGGCAATTGTGCGTAACTCATGTCTCATCCTTCAACGACGCCAGGCTTCTCACCTTCGGAAGCGTGCGGTGCTGCGCTACTCCGCACTTCTCGCAAATCCTCATTTGTGCCACAGCGAAGTACCCGACATCACTGTATCCGGTAGGCCCGAACGGTGAGTAAATTCCGTTTGTCGGGTCACTCCACTTCCCCCACTTGTGCCAGCACCACATATAAAATCCTTTCTCGGTTAACTGAATTTCTAAGTACGGCGGTCTAATCTATTCAGAGTTCGACGATCTTTTAATGGCTATTTGTCAGCATTGACTTGTTTCGTCCACTGAATCTTTGAGCCACAAGAATATGGAGGCCGACATAGTTCTATGGTCTGACTGCACGCCAATTGGTTTGCTGGAAGATCAATATATTTAACGGGGTTATTAATGTATTGGAATATTTCAAACATCAACCAGGCCAATCCGCCAAATGAGAAAATCGTTATAATGATGATAAAAAACGGGAGTAAAAGTTTTTCTACAATCCATTCCATTACCTTTTCAAAAAACACGTCTTTTCCGTAATACATATTAATCTCCAATTATTCTTTTACGACAAATGGGGCTACTCCAGCAGCCAATATCACCCCAAGAAATCCACGCCTATCCATTTCGTGTCCTAATAATTACGGCATCACTTTAAAAAGCCATATAGTAATGCCGAGCAGAATAAACATAAAGCTAAAAACCACTTTGGCTCACCCTATCCTCGCTCTTGCACCTGTAGCCATGTCCGCAGCCGCTGATGATATTTCTGCCGCGGCATAATTGAATCCTGTTTCGATTCTCCCACCCCATGACCCAATCGCGCTTCTCCGTTCTCTGTCTGAGTGACGATGTACACCAGATCCTCCGCACTTCGGGCAGGTTGTTGGCTTGCTATCAATCATCAACTCTCTTGCCCCGCCGCAGGCTCTACACCATGGCTTAATCCATTCGATCAACGCTTGGGTTGCAATCGCCTCGGCCAGTGTCCTAACGATCCTGTGGCGCTTGTGAATTCGCCTTGCCAATATCAGCATAGCACGGTGCGAAAATTCTACCTGCCCACCATCCCTGATCCTCAATAAATAACTGCCTAGGTGCGTGCCGGCTGCCATTGCGGCTACTCGGTCTACGTCTGTTTCGAATGTCTCCATCTCCAAATTTGAAGAATTTACAGCACGAGCCAAGCATTGCCTCATTTCATTCCCTTTTCTGCTTCTTCTTTTGCCGAGTCCGCATCATCGAACACATTAATTAATGTGCCGCCGCGCCATAAAACGTACTTTGTATCGTCACCCACAAAGCACTTTGCTATCGTCCACCCGTCAGCTTGAAGGTGATGCTTGTCTACGTTGCGCCAATGCATCTTTTGCCCTTTGCTTACAATTGGCGCAGCGCCATCTTCCAGGCCTTCCCGTTTTATTCATCATGCGCTGCCGCCCTTCGATTGATTTGTCTGACCTGCACGACGCGCAATAAAACGTGCTCATTTCGCCATCGCCATCATGTCGTCTTCGATATAACCAAGGTCGGCGCATTCGTCATAGACCCCCACGAGGTTTTCTATGGTGGCACCGGTCAGCCAGGAAGTGTTTTTCCCTTTCGTGCGGAACGATCCGTTTATCAGGTACACCGCAACCGGCGATTTATCCCGCTGAATTTTGGTATGGATCTGCAATGCGCGATCTTCAATGTCCATTATTTCCCCCTCCATTGTTTGCAATTCGGTTTCATCACTAGTCCGCGCTGGCAGAACGGCAGGTCGAATACCTTGCCGATGTGCTTGCATCTCAGGCATGGATTAATCTCACCTTCGTACCGGGCATGTAAGGAAGGGTCTTGATAGAAACGCTTATCGAGCGCCACTCTCGGCCTTTCCATCGGCTTCCGCCTTCTGCGCTTCGATACAGTCCATGCACCAGTGGCAATGCGAGTTAGCTTCCTTCTCGCGCCCATCTACCGGCTTGTATTCGCCACATCCACCACAGAACTTGGTATCACCATTACGCTGCAACATCGTATGTCCCCTTGGTTAACTCGAATCCGCAAGATTTTGTTTTTTCGCAATTCAGCAACGTCCTTGCGCATACCGTGATATGGGCACGTGTTGGGATGTAAATGCCGGTCTGAGCGTAAACGCAGCAATATGCGTCTATTAGCACATCCCCGTTGACGTTTTTATTCCCCACGTTCCAACCCCCTAGCCAATGCTGAATATTTCCGCTTAATGCCCTCGATATCCTCGACGGTGTAATGTGTTGCCGGGTGCGGGCCTTCCAGAAATTCCACATACCCCACGCCGTAACGCGCTATCAGGCCCAGCCGGTAATTGATGATGTTGCCGCTTAAATGTGAGTTGCAGCGTTCGCATTGGAGCGATATGTTTTCAGGCAAAAACCGCGTTTCAGGGCTAGCTCCAACCGAACGGTAATGCCCTCCGTTCATCTTCCCGTTGTGAGTGCCGCAGGATATGCAGCCGTGGCCAGCAGCGAGGTCTTGCAAGCGGCGATACTTATTCACGGCTGCCTGTGCCTCTCGCAGCCAATCCGCACGAGTTTTGGCCCGTTTCTTGGCTTCCTTGTACTCTGTGCGCTTCGCCTTCTTCCTAGCGGCAACAATCATCAAAACGCTGCATTCGACGGAGCACGCTTTCTGGAATTGCCGGACGGGCTGGAATTTCTCGCCACATCCCTTGCATTTCTTCGGCCTCACTTCTTCACCCTTCCGCACACTTCCATCAGCCGATTCATTGTCAGTTCGGCGTGATAACGTCCCTTGCAGTCGCACACGTTGATTGCGGCTTTCTCGATTTCGCGCAGCCGGTCGACCCCAGCCGAAAGTGCGGCCAAACAATTGCCGCATGTGCCCGGATCATGTTCTGCAAACCCATCCCCACAGCTGCACGTTGCCAGTTTTCGAAGCCGCTCAATCTCTACAACCATCTCCATCCGCTCAGCGCGCCATTTCTTGATTACTTCATGGCTGGCTTTTTCGTTGATGCGCAACCGTTCTATCTCGTCTGCTGCGTAGACATACCGCGAATGCCTTTGATAAACGTCAATCGGGCTATCGTTGTCCCATAACTCAGGTGGCATTTTCAGTACAGCAAATAACGTCACGTCTCCCATCAAAAATCCCCCTTCGGATGCTTGTCGTTTTTCCGCAATCCGCATTTCTTGCAGATGTATTCGTTTTTACGTAGCGATTCCAACTCTGCGATTACCGCGTCAATCGCAATCCCGATTGGCTTTGGGTCTGGCTGCGGGCTATCGTCGCCGCGCCGCCATTCGTTGTATGCGCTCATGGTTGCTATGGGGTCAGTCATGATTTACTCCCCGCGCTAAACAACACGCCCAGGCTAGCGCCGAACGCATAAACCTGTTCCAGATATTGCGAGAATCCCTTAACCGTCAGATCCGTTGTGCTGCCTACGCAAACCCTTTCTCCCTTCGGAGTCCAATCCCATTTGCGGTATTTGAAAGGGTCTTTCACCAGTTCGTGTAAGTCGGGTGCATCCTCTTCCGGCAAATATTCGGCCTTGAATTGCTTATGCCAAACCGTGTCGCTATATGTCCGGTTTGCTACCCACGCCTGCGCGGATATATCAGCCAATGGCCCGACCCACATCAGCGCGTTCTGGTCAAGCTTCCTTGCCTTCACCTGCTCGCGCAACACGCACTCGATACCGGATGGCGCATTCGTTATGGCAGCGATTGCGATATTCCGGCGATCATCGTCAAGCAGGATGATGTTGCGGGTGATGAATTTGCTCACGGCATCAACTCCGCAACCAATCGCGCCCGCAACTCGATAGCCCGCTGTGCTGCCGCTTCCGCATCTTTACGGCCTTTGCGCTCGCCAGCTTTGTATGCGGCCTGGGCTACGACATCGTGCCCATATCGTTCGGCATGGGTCTTGTAGATCTGATAAACCTTGGAGCGTTTTTTCCAGTCTGCAAAGCTCATTGCTTCAATTCCTCCGCGCCGCGTTTGTTGGCTATGCCAGGATTATATTTCACTTTTGATGCCTAAATTACGTTCTACCCAATCAGCGACATCTGCGCCGGGGATGAGCACCAGTAGACCCAGGCGTTGTGCATCCTGCCTCGCTTCGAGCCTCCCGCACGCTGCCCGTGAAACTGGAAGCCCATCGAATGCCAGAAGTCGTTTGCCGGTATGTCGTCAGCCACCCAGGCCGAGATTCGTTCGTATCCTTCCGCCTCGGCCTTGCGGATCAGCCTGCCCACCAACTCTGCGCCGTGCATTCTGCGTTGGGCGTCGTACTGGATGCAAACTTGGTACACGCGCAGCGCCGGCCAGCCATTGCCCCACACCAAGAAGCCGCACAGGTCGTCGTTCTCGGTCTGCATCCAGAGCCGGCCTGCTTGGTGGTACTGCTCAAGCCGTGGCTTCGGCAGGAATCCTATTTCCTCGTAGTGCTTGCGGCTCAGTGCTTCCACATACGCCAGCACTGCGGCGGCAGGCTGGGGCCTAACCTCTCGGTCAAGCGGAGCACCCACGGCAGCCCCGCTGGTGGCTTCGTCTTGCATTTGTAGCGCCGTGGTCACCCGCTTACCTTTACGTTGGGCGTCACGTGATTTCTTGCCCACCGTCCACGAATATCGCTATCTGGTAATCTGAGCATGTCGCGCTGCCAAATATCTCGGTATTCCTGTGTTCCCTTTTTTACCAGCTTGCAATCCGCCACGTTCGCCGTTCCCTCCGTCCATCCAAGCCAGCTCAATCTTCCATCTTCCACGAATGCAACAAGCCACTCTTCGCCGCTTGGTTCGTGCAAAACCACATCTCCAGTTTCAATCATCTTGTGTACTCCAAAATGCGCCGCCCAACCCTGCGGTCAAGCGGGACGGTCGCTATCGCTCCCGCCACTTACCTATACGTTAGCCGCCTTAATCACGACCGCCCCAGCAACGACGGTCGCAAACAGCGATGGCTTGTCTCTGTGCCAGTTAATCAGCGTTCGTGTACTGGCACTGCTGATCGCGGCAAGTTCGGCAAGGTTTTTCAGCCCTGCCGCTTTGCACTGTTCGGATGGTGTCATTGTGCCGCCCATTCGCTGCTGCCGATAGTGATCCGCACAACACCGGCACCCAGCATTTTCGCGGCCTGCAAATTCCAATATCCGGTGTCCGACTGGTCGTGGCGAATCACGTCAAATTTCCAGTCCTGAATTTTGCTCGGTACATTTTCCAGATCGTAGCAGCGGATATATCCCTCGGCGTTTTTGCGCCCCTCCAAACGCATCATATAGGCCTCGGTTTTGCCGTTGTAGCAAACTACGCGGCTGGCGTGGTCGAATGCCGGGTAATACCCATCCACCACTGGCGGGCAGTTGTCAAACAGGAATGCTGCCAATTCTGTCAGTTCGTTCCTGTCCGGCGATATTTTGCGCAGGTATTTTAAATCCGGTGCGTTGCTGAATTTACGCACAGCATAGGCGCGTGTGTCATTTTTTGATGCGGCTACGGTTATGGTTTTCATGTCTGTGTCTCCTGTAAATTAGCAGCAATCGTCGCAACGGCCAGACGGTGGGTTAGTAGAAAATTGGTATGCGCCACGACGCCCGGTTTGGCCGCATGATTTACAGCGCAGTGTCTGGCGGGTATCTCAGCAGCCTCGGCGGCGGCACGTTGCGCAGCAAATGCTGCTGTTTTAGCCTCAACAATCTCACCGTCACGGCATTCATTCGACCATCCACTACAGTTCGCAACTGATTTACCGGTCGCCAAAATCGCCAGAACCTCATCAATGCTGATATTTTTGTATTCTGCGCATTGTGCTAAAAATTCATCGGTGCGGTCATCTGTGTCAGATTTTTTGCAGTTGACCCAATTCCCGTTGCTCAGTTGATATTGTAGTTTCATGTTAGCTACTCCTCGGTTATCCGGTTTCTCTCAACCGTGTCGCTATATTATAGAAACTATTTCACTCCGTCAAGCGTTTTATTGAAATAGTTTCAAAATAAACCGGGGCGCAGGCGGCTAACCCTACGCTCAAGCGGGACTGCGCAAAAGCGGCGCAGCCCCTTAGCTACACGTTCGGCGGCAAGTTCTCGCGCCATGTCAGCGGCTCAAATTCATTCAGCCTCAAGCCAAGTTGGTTTCCGGCTCGGTCCGTCACGCTCACCGCGCCCCACTTGTTGCTTCTGCATTCGTGGTCCCCGGCCAGGACGCCCGCGCCGCGGAATGGAAAATCCCCATACAGCGTGCGCGTCGTCCGAACTGTCGCCGGCACAAACGGCGGGGCTTCATGCAGCGCCCCAAACTTGTAGTAGGCCGCAGCCTTCTGGTCATCGGTCATTTCTTTCATTTCTTTCGTCCTCCGTAAATTGCCGCCGAACCCATCGTTCAACCGGACGCGCCGCGATAAAGCCGCGTCGCTCCGGTTATCTCAGGCGTTAGGCATCGAAGTGTGAACCACATTTAGAGCATACAAATATGCGCTTCTTGAATATCCAAAACATCACATTCACATACCAACCATCGTTGTGCTTGCAGGCCGATGGTCTGGTAAAGGTCATCGTGCTAAAACCGCCGAATTTCTGGTTTGCATATTTTGGGGCTACTTTCATGTCTAACCTTTCATTCCAGCGGGAACTTCGCTTCGCTCAGTCCCCTGAATTCGCACGTTAGCCGCCTAAAACAAATCAGCGCTTTGGCATCGCGGAGAAAGCCAAAGCACTTCAGTTATCGCCCTTGCGCCGTCAGCCATTGCAGCGCGATCTATCCGCTGCCAATCCCGGTACAGTCCACGTGGCGGTAGTCGCCGCCTTGTTGTGGCTGTTGCTTCCAAACCCCATGAAATCCCTCGCCACCGTGCGCCGAATCGGCGCCAGTGGTTTCGTTTGGCTTGGTCATGCGGCGCCATTTACCGTTGAGTTAGCGGGCATCACCAAGCTCCCGCATGCGCTGGCGATCTGGCGCGTCAACATGGTTGCGTCGACGCGAAAGCCCGGCGCTATCAGGAAAACCATTGCGTTTTTGAACATCATGCTGCGGCCTCCAGGTTCATGTCGGCCAGCCAGCTCTTCACAGTCTGCTCGGATACCGCAAAACGCACCGCCAGCGCGCCGATAATCTCGGCATCTGTAGGCCGGTCAATGATGATCGGCACAGGTTGAACACGCTTGCCCGACGACATATTGCGAACGGCTTGATCTGCGCCGGAATTGTCCAGATCGACGCCAACCACTACCTGATCTGGCCGCGGCTCTTCCGCCGGCGTTTTCTTGGACTCTGCCGCTTCCTGTTTCCGTAGCGTTTCTTCCTCAAGGTCGTCAAGCGCTTTTTGCGCCTTGGCTTCTGCCTCAACATTTGCGCGCTCTGCTGCCTGTTCCGCCGCAACCTTCTCGCAGGACTTGCGCTCTTCGTCGGCTTGCATTGCGGCGCGCTCTGATTCCAGTTTGGCGGCTGCTGCTGCATCTGCCTTGGCAATTATTTCAGCGGCTTTTAGCGCTTCGGCGTCCTTGTGATCCTTAATCCGGATGGTGATGAGAAGCGTAAAATCATCCATCGGCTTGACGATGATCTGCTGTAGGTCAGGGAACAGGAACGACATGCCGTCAGCGTTATCTTTGCACCACGCCAGTTTGGCGCGGATGTCCTTGGCGACTGAATCAGCCTCAATCTTGCCATTCGCAAGCGCCCCATCAACCTTGTCGTGCAAACTGGCAATTGTGCGCTGGTTTTTCATGGTGCCAGCGAAATCAGGAACAGGCAAAACCAAGCGAATAGGGCTTATTTCGGCTTCAAGCGCAGCAACGTGCGCCGCATACGCCACCTTTGCAGCGTTTGCAATATCCACCTTTATTGAAATCTCTTTTTCCTTCACGTCCTTTTCCAGCGCCAGGGCTGTCTTGTTGAATGTTTCGACAATCAGGTCAATCTCCCGCGCCACTTCGCCAATGCTGGCCGTTTGCTCTAGCATTTCCTCTTTCTTCGCCTTGAGCTTGACGGCGGTTTCACGCAACACCTTGGCGGATTCTTTGGCATCGGCAAACTGCTGGTCTGTTTCCAGCGTCCGGTTGATCTTGGCGAGGAACGTTCTGGCGGCATCCTTGAAGGACGGCATGTTGGTACTGGTCACTTCACCTTTGGCGGTAATCAGAAGGGCGGGAAGGGCTATTACTGATTCGGCTTGGGGCTTCTCGGCGATCTCTCGGGGAACGTAGGCGGCAAGGTCTTTCTCGAATTGAGACCAGCCGTCTAGAATGCAAGAACGGCTATCCAAGTCGGGCATGTACCAGTAGTGGATTTCCTCAACAAGTTCGTCGCCCTCATCCCACACGGACGCCATGAACAGGCATTTCTCTGCACCTGATACATGGAGTTGGTGTTCCATCTGAATGCGCAGGTCTTTGGGGAGTTCAGACGCGCTTTTGGCTGCGCGAATCCGGTCAGACAAGGTTTTGTGTTCAAATATGACCGACTCGCACATAGTAATTCCGTCGAAGCTGGCGCTGTGCTTTCCTTCGGAACCAGTTGCCGGGTAAAGGTCTTGCCCGGCGATTTCTTCGGCAAGAGGGCGCGCCAGTCTCTCGAAGCGGTGGCCGTCAGCAAAGCGGCGCTGCGTGGCTTCATCGAATTCAGCGTCAACAAGTCCGGTCGCCGTTTCTTCAAGAAGTTTGCTGCGCGTCTTGTAGGGTGATACGCCCATCATGGCCGGGGCATCGCTGGCGTTAAAGTGTGACAGCCTATGCTGGTGCCATTCTTTGCTGCCTTGGATTAGCGAGTGCGTTTTCATTATTGATCCCCTTCATGCGACCAGCTATCAATCGTCAGCTTCTGGTCATCGGTTAATATTGCCTTCGTGCTTAACATGGCGATAAGCGCATCAGCGGTTTTCTTACCAGAAACAACCAAATCACGCCATGCGGCTTGGTTCTGCTCGAACTTCTCTGCGCTGCATTCTTCCAGCACCGGATTGCCGGTATTCTTCGGCATGATCTCGCCCGTCGATCCGTCGATGGTTTCTCCTTCAAACGGCTTGCCTTCCATTTCGTCGGCAGTTGGCGCAGCGCCGAATTCTGGGAATGCTTTGCGCAACGCCTGGGCTTCTGCACACTTCGCTATTTGCCCATATGGCCGTTTTTTCCACATCGCATTAGGCGCTGTCGAATCCTTACCCGCTGTCGCGTAGTTTTCTTTCCAGAACTCAGTAGCCGTGAAATCGACAACTGCGCCGCCGTGAATGGCCCGTTTCACCGTTACCTTACAAAACTTCGGGAACGTCATACGCACGCCGCCGACATCTTCTGTAATGTCCTCTCCGAACTCCGGCTCTGTCACGCCAGCATAGTTTCCAGATCGTGCCGCCTGGGTGCGATACAGGCCGATACCGGGCATGACCACATCGCGCATCGCTTTGGTGTTCTTGTCCCACATCGGGACGATGTGAACCGGCTTCTGCATGGGGTCAAGTCCGGTTGCCTTGCAGTATCCCAGCACCATCTTGATGCTCTGGATTGCCGCGCCAGGGTAAAGGCTCGTGGTCAACACAGATATCAGTTCGTCCTCGCTCATAGCGAGCGCCGGAAGAGATTGCTTGATCTGTGCGACATTCGTTTTTTCGGTACTCATGATTCATTCACTCCTGTTATCGTTGTTCTGCATTGCGCGGACAATCTCGGCAGCAGCGCGTACTACGGCGCGTAGTGTGGAAGCACTTTTATCCTCGCCTTCCTGTTCTACGCAAACACTCGGCGCATTCATTGAAAATGCGCTTACTGTTTTATTTGACGCACTATGCGTTACATCTATTCGCAGTTCAGCCATCAAAGAAAACGCCTGACATTTATTTGTTAAAGGGTCCCACCAGCATCGAAGTCCATCAAGCATGGATGTCTCAACACAACTTAGTTCGGCATTCCACGTTGCATCATAGTACCCAGCAGCATTCGCCGCTAGTTCCAGCAGTTACCGGTCATCTTCGCTCATTTCTTCACCTCGTATTTGGCAGTCCAAGCGGTATCAAAAGCTCGCATTGCAAGCGCAGGTGACTCCCCAAAACCAGCCACGCCGTCTTGCAAATTTTCACCATACAAAGCGCACCACTGATTACCGTCTAGGGATAATTTTGGGCGAAAGATGGCGCATGGGCGGTCGTATTCGGAAGCAATTTGTTCAATACTACTCATAGCCATTTGAACATAGTGCGAGAAGTTTGAATCCCGCAATGAATTTTCGACTGCTTGTCCAATGTCACCATTGGATATTTTGCTACGAACAGCATCATAGATTGGTTGGTATGAATCCATCATTTCACCTCGTATTTGGCGATGGCTTCTTTTATACTGCCGGATATGGCGCACGTCACCCCTTTATCTACCCAAGCAAGCAGCTTCAGCAACTCTGTCCTAGCTTTCTCCGACTGTTCCAACTTGGCTTGCAGGGCTTCGCGCTCTTCTACCTTCTTTTTATAGTCAACCTTGGTAAAGCACACCTTATCGCTTAACCAATTAGTATGCGCGGCAAGCTTGTTTTGCAGGGTGGCGAGTTGTTCGGCGGGGTATAGTGGCTGCCAATTATCCTTAGGGATACATCGAGATTCATAGCTGTACACAATTATTCCCATGCCATCAATCCAAGCCACCGGCTCCATGCTGACAGGCTCGCTCAAATCTTCAGCCCTCTCCGGATTGCATACCGCGCAGCCATCCCCGTTCAGTTTTATTGCCATGCTGCAATTGCATTCTTGTTCTGGTGGTGTTGGGGCCGCTGCGAGCATGGCTTCATACATTGGGTATACAGCATTAATACTTAAACCAAAAACAGGGCAGGATACGAGGGCTTGTGCAGCCATTTGATAAGTTGGCTCCACCGGAACCAGTTTCCAGCCATCAGGTATGATCATCATAGCGTCACCTTCGCCAGCTTCCATGCCGTGCGAATCCCGAAACCTTGACGCCGGTAGTAGGCAAAATCGGAGAGGAACTTTTTCATGATTCCACCACTTTCTTCAGATTCCCGTATAGCTCAAACACTCGCTTGCCGAGTTCCCCGGATTTTAGAACTCGCTTTCCACTGTACATGCACCAACCTGACGTGATATTTACAATCTCATACTCGTCTTTGCCGTAGCGAATTACGCGATCACCGATTTTGTATTCAGCCTTCATTACCGCGATCCGAAGGTTCATAGCTTTGAGGTCGCTGTTAAGCCCTATGATCTGCGCAGCCAGCGCGTCTCGGCGCTCGGTGATCTGTTCCAGTGTTTGTGTCTCACTCATGCCGCTTTCCTTTTCGCCTGTTCAATCATCGCCCGCAAAACCATGCATGCCGCATGGCTGGCGTTTTCCGCTCTAACCAGAATGACGCCATTTACCCGGTAAAGACCGGCGCTGATTGGTTGCGATTTCATGATTAAGCTCTTCCTGATTTAATAAAATTACCCACAATCAGCCCGGTATTGCATGGCCTGGGCTGGCCCACATCGCTTTCACGCAAGCTCGGATTCATGCGCCGACGATTCGCCGCCATGCGCTCAACCAGTGGATCAACAACCCGGTTCTGTTCCCGCGCTTCGGCCCGATCATTCTCATCAGCCAACTCGTCGGCTGCGTCGTAAAGCAGGGCTGCGATTGCCGATAAGTCGGTCATGATTAAATCCTCCTGTGTCTTACGCTTCGACGAATTTGTTTTCATCGTTCAGCGTGTACCAAACATCCGGTTTAATCCCGTTTTCGCCAACTTTTGAGGCGCGAATGTGTCGAATGTTGTAATACTCGTCATGGTTGCAAAGTACGATTGCGCCGTCTTTTCCAGCTTTCGCTTTCCCGGAAATCCCGATATTCATGGCTACTGAATTTTTGCCGGTGGCACTGCTGGCGCTCTGGTAGCCGGTGGCACTGCTGGCGCTCCGGTCGCCGGTGGCACTGCTGGCGCTCCGGTCGCCGGTGGCACTGCTGGCGCTCCGGTCGCCGGTGGAGTGTTTTGT